CACGGAGCGCTCAACGCGTGCGGTTAGGAACTCGGACCCGGTGGAGCTAGACGATCTTGACGAGCGGCCATATGAGGGCGTTCTAGGCGGCGGCATGTTCGTCATGAGGCGTGACGCCTATGAGGCCGCGCCGATGGACAGGCGCTTTCGCGGGTGGGGTCAGGAGGACATATCGGCCGGGCTAGCCTGGTCGACCCTCTACGGCCGCCCCTGGCGCGGCATGGAGCCCCTCTGGCACCTCTGGCACCCGCCCATGCCCAGAGACAACCGCGTGGTCGGTTCCTCGGCGGGGCTGGAGCTTTTCAGGGAGTACCGCAGGGCAAACCACAATCGCAGGCTCATGAGAGAGCTTGTAAGCAAGGGAGTTGAGCAATGAGCCTGTACATAGCGATCCGAACCGCGTTCGTAGACCTGGACGGTGTGAAGACGCACCTGCGAGAGGGGGCAATCGCCCGGGAGGGGCACCGCATCCTTGAGGTTGCCGGTGACCTGTTCAAGCCGTTGGTCGTCCAGTTCGAGCACGTGGCCGAGAAGGTCGAGCCGAAGAAGAAGTCGACCACTCCTGTGTCGACGCCCAAGCCTGCGGCTCCCGAGCCCCCGGCCGCGCCCCTGCCGCCAGTTCCGCCGGAGGGAGAGTGACTAGGTGCCTGACACGATGGGTCAGCCCTACGTGGAACTTGAGGACATGAAGAAGTACCTCAACATGGTAGGGAAAGACCAATACGATGACCTGATCCAAGACGCCCTGAACTCTGCTACGGCCGAGGTGGACAACTGCACCAACAGGCAGTTCAATCAGGTTGATACGCCAACGGAGCGAGAGTTTCCCATCCGTATGCCCAACCTGTTTCACGTCGATGACTTCTACTCGACCACGGGACTCGTCGTCAAGATTGACGACACGGTTCTAGCTGAGGATGAGTACAAGCTGCACCCACTGAACGGAGTTGTTGGCGGCAAGCCGGGGTGGCCCTACTGGCGAATCAAGCTGGTGAATCCGTATCGCGGCTACTGTTCGACTTCGGTCTTGAAGGTGACTGCGCTTTGGGGTTGGGCAGAGGTCCCGGACCCAGTTCGCCAGGCATGCAAGATCATGGCGGCCGAGACCTTCCAGCTCAAGGACGCCCCGTTCGGGGTTGCGGGTGCAGACAACTTCGGTTCTGTGATGCGAGTTAGGGAGAATCCCATGGCCGCATCAAAGCTGAAGCCGTATAAGCGCGACTTTCCGCAGGTCGGGTGATCGCATGACGGTACCGACCTTCGGAGAGATACGCGAGGCCCTGGCGACCACGATTAAGAACGGCGTTACCTCGGAGATCAACGAGTACGCTCGCGTTCCGGATGTAACTCAGGTTCCGGCGGTTGTGGTAAAGCCGCTGTCGGCCAAGTACATCGTGAACATGAGCGAAGATGCCACGTTCGAGTTCCAGATCCTCGTCCTGTGCGGCAGGAGCGACACGGACGCCGGACAGCAAGATCTCGATGCGTTCGTGAGTCACTACGGTCCGGACAGCATTCCTCATGCCCTAAGGTCCAACCCGGACATAGGACTTGACGGAGTGGACGTCACTTGCTACGCCATGGATGGCTACGGCGGCGAGTGGTCGGCGGCCAAGGTGCCGCACGTCGGCGCGATCCTCAAAGTGCGAGTGGAGGCAGACCCCTGATGCGCTACAAGGTCATCAGCAAGCAACACCGAGTTTTCCGGAAGTCGTTCGGAGAGTTCTTCGAGCGTAATCTTTCGGAGGCGCAGGAGCGCCACCTTATCGGGGGCGGATTCATTGTCCGCGCTCCCAAGAAGAACAGGCCAACTCCGGCCATCGTTCCAGTGGTTGAACCTCTGGTTGTTGAACTTCCGGAGACACCCCCTGTGCACGACGTGCGCAAAGAGGTGTCTCCGGCAGAGGGTTCACTTGCTCCAGCGGTTGCGGGCGTTGGAGATTCCGAGGCACTTCCGGGAGCAGAACTTTCCGCCCCCGGTCTTACTGACGGAAACGGCGACCAGGAATGATGCTTCGCACTCCTGGCATTTGTGTTCAACGGCTCGCGTGGGCTTCCCGCCTTTAACGACGGTTGGCTCACCTTCTTTGAGGCGCTTCGAGTGCCCACCGTTACGACGATGGCCGTTGCACCCGATGCAGGCCGGTACTAGATTATCCGGGCTGTCATTGGCCGTGTCCCAGTTCAAGTGGTCGGCGATCAGGGCGTCGCTCTCAAGTCCAAGTCGCCAATTCACTAGATCTCCGCACCAGTTGCATGGGTGCGGTCCAGGTCCGATCTTCTCGTATAGATTCAAGCGGGAGACGGAGACAACACCGCTAGGCGGTGCGATCGGGTGGTCCCTTACGGTCCTCATCCGATATGACACGCCCTCTTTTCGGGGGCCCTTCATGCTCTCGTGGTAGCAGGCGCGGGAGCAGTAAGCACCACGGCCCCGCTGACGGGGTGTGAACAACTCGTTACAGGTCTTACAGGCAATCGGCTTCATAGACCTAGCGTATCAGAAAGGGATGAGTTCCATGAGCAAAAAGCTCATACTCAGGGACTGCTACATCGAGGTAAACGGCGTGGACCTTTCCTCGCACACCTCCGCAGTCACCGTCACTCTGTCCAAGGATGACATCGACACGACCAACTTCTCCGGCGGTGGCCGTGAGCACCAGCACGGACTCAAGGACGACACCCTTGAGGTGACGCTCCAGCAGGACTTCAACGCGGCGTCCGTGGACTCCGTGCTGTTCCCGCTGTACGACACCGAGGTTGAGTTCTACGTCTACATCCTGCCGACTCAGAGCAAGCCGGTCGGTCCCGACAACCCCTCCTACAGCGCTACCTGCCTCCTTCTGGAGTACAGCCCGCTGGACGGCGCGGTTGGCAAGCTGTCCGACTCCAAGGTCAAGTTCGTCACGCAGCGGGATGGTGTTACCCGCTCTACGTCCTCCTGACCTTCACCAGCAGGCTGGGCGGGGTCGCGGGTCCCCGCCCAGCCGTTCAACCCACAACCCGCGTAAGACGATTGTTCCAGAAAGGAAACCCGCGAAATGGCTATCCTCAACAAGGAAGCGATCCTTGCCGCCGACGACCTGAAGACCATCGATGTGGACGTGCCCGAGTGGGGCGGTTCGGTTCGGCTCCGCACCCTGACCGGTGGCGAGCGCGACAAGTTCGAATCGGACTCGGTTGACCAGCGCGGCAAGTCGAACAAGATGAACCTCATCAACATCCGTGCGCGTCTCATTGCCCTGTGCTCCGTTGACGAGAGCGGCCAGAGGATGTTTGGTGACAGCGAAGTTACCAAGCTGGGCTCCAAGTCCGCCGCCGCGCTCGACCGGCTCTTCCAGGCCGCGCAGGAGCTGAACGGCATGACTCAGAAGGACGTTGAGGAGCTGGCCGAGGGTTTCGAGGACGGCCAGACCGAGTAATGGTGTTCCGCCTCGCCCTCGCGTGGGGATGCACTCCACGCGAGGTGCGAGAGCGGGTCACCTCTTCGGATCTGGCCGAGTGGATAGCGTTTGAGAGCGTGCAAGGTCCCATAGACAGCAGCTTCGAACGCATCATGCTTCGAGAGATCCACTATCAGATTCAGATCCTCAATTACCTAACCGGCGCTAACTTCACCAACGAAGACGAGGGCATAGAGAACCCGATTGAGGAGCCCGCCAGGCTCCCGCTTCCGTGGGAAATGGACGAGGGGAAGTCCGGTGCCGGAGATAGATATTGAGGTCAAGGGTCTAGGCAAGCTAGACGACATCACGCGTGCGATGTCCATTGAGAACCAGGACATCCCGAAGGAACTCAAGGACTCCATACATGAATCCGCAGGCATGCTCGGCGATCGGGCGCGCCTGCGGGTTGTCCTTGAGCCTACGCACGGCAGCAAGCACACCGGCCTAAGGGCCAAGGTTGCGAAAGGTGTTGGGCTTCAGGAGCTGCCCAACGGATACAGGATCACAACCTCAATGCCCGAGGCGGACGAGGCGGCCATCCCTCGCGGTATGGATCAACACGGGTGGAGGCACCCCGTGTTCGGCAACAGGGACAAATGGGTCGTTGAGGGCGTAACAGACTTCTCTTGGTTCATGGACACGATGCAAGAGGGCGAAAACGTCGTGAGCGACGGGCTGGAACAGAAGCTTCAGGATGCGGCAGATCGCATCGACAACGCCGGGCGAGCATGACGGGAGGGCGCGCCGTGGGGCGATGGGAAGACTTCAGCGATCGCACAGAGAAGCTATGCAACACCGGAATAGGCAACCTTAGGGATAATCCCAAACTCCTCCGCGCTGCGGCGGACTATCTGGAGAGGTGATTAAAACGGCCACGGTCACTTCCCTCGGATTTAACATTACCGCCAAATGGGACGGTGCGGGACTGAAGCAGGCGCAGGCGCAGCTAGACAACCTCAAGAGGACGCTGGGCTCTATCGATGGTCAGCGCTTGCGGGTAGCTGTCGACGTTGACGATTCCGCCGCCCGTTCCAAGCTGGAAGCACTGAAGTCCATAGCGACAAACCAGACGATCCACATAGGCGTTGACATCAACGACGCCGCGCTTACGCAGCTTCGGGATACGCTCGACAGGTTCGGCCACACGCGTTACGTTGCACAGGCGGACGTGAACACTCAGACCGCATCTCTCGACGTAGCCAGGGCGGAACTTGAGCGCTTCGGTGCCACCCATGTTACTGCGACCGCAGACGTTGACGTGTCTACCGCAGGGGCTCATCTCCACGAGCTGACCGCAGACTTGGGCGACACAAACAACGGATTCTTGGCATTCAGGGAGTCAGCCAACACAGCGTCGTTTGCCAGCAGCGCATTCAGCCTAGCCGGGCTGGCGACTGTCGGCGTACTGGCTGCGATCGGCCCGGCTGCGGCTCTTGCTGGAACCGCACTGGTGACCGGCCTAGGTGGCGGTTTCGTTGCTGTTGGGGCCCTAATCCTTAGCCAGAACGCCCAGGTTAAGTCTGCGATGGTGGACCTGAAGGACTCCGTTGTATCGGAGATGAAGCAGGCTGCTGATGGAATGAAGGGCCCGCTACTTGAGGGTATAGCGCAACTGAAGACCGGACTAAAGGAACTTGAGCCTGCGTTTGCACAGGCGTTCACTGCCGCTGGCCCGCTGATACAGCCGCTGGTGCAGACCTTCCTGAATTTCACAAACGCAGTCATGCCAGGGGTACTTGTCGCCCTCAAGTCCGCCGGTCCGGTGTTCAGCGCAATGGCAGAGGCTGGCAAAACACTGGGCGCTGGGCTAGGGGATGCATTCAGAGGGCTCGCCGCAGGGGCCCAGGGGTTTGCGCAGGTGTGGCAGGTTGTCGGCGTCCAGGTTGGTGCCATCGTCGGGAACCTCGGGCGCGCGATGGGCCAGATGGCCTCCGCAGGTGCGCAGGCGCTTAACAACATCCTGATAGGTGTAAATGGCCTGCTCGGTGGCCTACTTGCGGTGGTCAACCCTCTCATCATCCCGCTCGGCCAGCTGGCGCGCGCTATCGGCGTAGACCTGGGCAATGCACTACGCCTCGCGAGTCCCGGACTAGGCCAGCTCGTGTCTGCTCTGGTTGATGCACTGCTGCCGGTGCTGAACATCCTGCTTCCCGTTCTGGGGCAGGTGATTGGAACCCTGGCGTCGTCGTTCGTTCCGGTGATTCAGGTTCTATCCCCGCTGCTTACGACCTTCGCGCTTGGTCTGGCTACGATCCTGAACTTCCTGCGACCGATTCTCCCGATCCTGGTTCCGCTTGTTGCCGGCCTGTGGCTGCTGAACGCCGCCCTTCTGGCGAACCCCGCCGTCCTGATTGCGGCTGGGATTGTTCTACTCGTGGGCGCATTGGTCGAGTTGGCTCAGCACTGGTCTACGGTCTGGAACGGAATCAAGGTCACTGCAACCACAATTTGGTCCGGCCTTCAGGTGGCTTGGACTGCGTTTGTCAACGCAATGACGATAGCCTGGCAGGTATCTTCGGCGGCCCTTGTGGCAGCGTGGAACGCCACCTGGAACGCCATGAAGATTGCTGCGCAGGCGATTTGGTCAGCGCTGCAAGTGGCATGGTCCGCATTCCTGGGCGCAATGTCTACCGCGTGGGGTGCATTCTCGGGTGCCATGAAGACGGCATGGTCCGGCCTGTGGTCTGCCCTAAGTGCGGCATGGTCCGCCTTCTCGTCCGCCATGAAGACGGCATGGTCCGGCCTGTGGTCTGCCCTAAGTGCGGCATGGTCCGCCTTCTCGTCCGCCATGAAGACGGCATGGTCCGGACTCTGGTCCGCTCTGTCCTCCGCGTGGTCCGCGTTCTCCTCCGCCATGAAGACCGCTTGGTCTGCTCTGTGGTCTGCCCTGTCGTCCGCGTACGGTTCTTTCAGCTCTGCGATGAAGACGGCATGGAGCGGGCTTTGGTCAGCCTTGTCCTCCGCGTACGGCTCGTTCTCCTCCGCGATGAAGACGGCATGGAACGGCATGTACAACGCGCTGTCGAACGCATATGGCTCGTTCTCCTCGGCCATGAAGACGGCATGGAAGGGTCTTTGGTCTGCTCTGTCGTCTGCGTTCGCTACGTTCTCCTCGGCCATGAAGACCGCATGGTCCGGCATGTGGAACGCGATAAAGAACACCGCAGAGTCTGTCTGGGGTGCGATCAAATCGGGGTTCAAGAGCTTCGCCGGAGCCGTAGAGGACACTTTGAGTGGCCTGGTTTCCAAGGCAAAGAGCATTTGGAACAAGATAGTTGACGTCTTCAAGACTCCTGTGAACGCCGTGATCGGCATCTGGGATGTAGTCGCCGGAGCTGTCGGCCTGCCGAAGATCAGCAAGCTGGCAGATGGTGGCGAGGTTCGCGGTCCGGGCACTTCAACGTCCGACAGCATCCCCGCGATGCTCTCCAACGGAGAGTTCGTGGTCAACGCGGCAGCGGTCAGCCACTACGGCCTAGACCACATGTACGACCTGAACTCAATGCGCCTTGCTGGTGGTGGACTTGTCGGCAACAGCACTGTATCGAACCAGAACCCTGGCACGATCGGCGGCGAGAAGACCAACAACCTGGGCGTTGGCGTCGGACTCCTTGACGGTGTTCCCACCGCAATGGAGACAGCCGTAGCAGCGCTGGGCATCCACATCCCCAACCCGATCGACGTTATCAAGAAGGCGGTTGGCGGTGCGGCTAAGGCTGCGGCAGGTGCTATCTCCGATGTGGTCGGATTTGCAAAGAAGAACGCTGGCACGCTGGTTGGTGCTGGCGGCATTCTTGCTCCGGATGCCCTGAAGTTCGCTAAGGACATCACGGGAGATCTTGTATACGACTTTGCCAAGCCGCTGGTTGACGCGGTTGTCAGCAAGGTTCCCGACCCGGCTCCGCCGGGAACGCCCAAGCCTGCGGGTAGTGTTGCGCATGCTGGCGTCAAGAAGATCGCGGACTCCGCGCTCGGTCTGCTGAAGGACAAGCAGAAGATCGCGGTTGAGTCGCAGGCGGTTGCCGGAACCAAGTCGGTTCAGGCGTGGGCACCTACCGTTATGCAGGCGCTGAAGATGGAAGGGCTTCCGGAGTCGTGGCTAGGCAAGATCCTGTCCATGATGCAACAGGAGTCCGGCGGTAACCCGAACGCTATCAACCGGACCGACATCAACGCTAAGAACGGCGTACCGTCGCAGGGTCTGATGCAGGTCATCCCGCCCACCTTCGCGGCGTATCACTGGCCCGGAACGTCGAACAACATCCTTGACCCGCTGGCCAACATCGCAGCGGCGTTGAACTACATCAAGCACCGTTACGGCTATCCGCCCGGGTCGCCGTATGCCAGCGGAACCAACAACGCCACACCCGGCGTTCACCTCGTTGGCGAGAATGGTCCCGAGATGGTGCTGTTCGGCGGCGGCGAGACCGTCAAGAATGCATCGGAGACAAGCACCATCCTGGGCAGTTCCTCTGCCGCCGCAGGTGGTCCGCCTCCGAACGTTGCCAACGGTCCCGCGACTTCCGACAAGCAGCTAGCGGACAGTCTTGCCGCATGGCAGAACTACATGGCTCAGATCCAGAACATCTCCGACACGACGTGGGGTGAGGTAAGCACTACTGCCGCTGCCAACTGGACTGACATGCAGTCGAACTCCGACCCGTTCGTCACCACCATGACGAAGAAGTTCGGGGACGCTGGCGCTGCGATCCAGACCAAGTGGGCAGCAGATCTGACCGCTGGTACAGCAGCGACTACCGCATCGTTCGATGCGCAAGCGGCTGCCGCCAGCACCTTCGGAACCGAGATACAGAAGACGTACACCGACACGGCTGCTGCCATCGAAACCACGTGGTCTCAGTCGCTCGCGTCTTCGGCCGCTGCAACTACTCAGTATTGGACTGATGTCAGCGGGGCAAACGCAAGCGGAACCGAGTCTCTACAGACGGATCTCATCAACCCCGTCAGTACGATGCTCACCACTCAACTCCCGGCGGCGTTCAATCAGTCGATCACCGCTATCGGTACCGGCTGGGAGAACCTCAAGAAGACGGTCCGGGACCCGGTTGCTGCCGTGGTCGATGTGGTGTTCAACAAGGGCATCGTCGCCATGTGGAACGCCATCGCGGGCACGTTCGACGCCCCGACGCTGGACACGTTCACCATGCCTGCGTACGCGACAGGCGGCGCGGTCAGCGGGCCGGGCACCGGCACGTCCGACAGCATCATGGCGCGCCTGTCTCACGGCGAGCACGTCTGGACGGCGGCCGAGGTTGCAGCGGCCGGTGGGCACGCCAACGTCGCCGCTCTCCGCTCCGCAGCGCTGGGCGGGGACACCGTGCGTATGATCGGTGCCAACGGCCGCTACGCGGACGGTGGAGCGGTCGTGGGGGCCCCCCAGGGCGGCACCTCCAGCACACAGGGTGCGACGCTCACGGGCGACCCGCTGAAGGACGCGGCAAACGCCACGCTCGGTTCCATCAAGGACATCTCCAACCCGTTCATCACGGCGGCCGGAGATGCCGGAAAGTCGGCGATAGCAAACCTGTTGCCTGGTACGTCCGCTTTCGGGACGCTGCTGAACAACGCAGTTGACATGATGGTGAACACCGTCACGGGCTGGATCACAGCCAATGACGTTCTTCCCACCATCGGTGGTGCCAACGACGCTGCGGCGCAGGCATGGGCAGACGCCCAGGTCGGCAAGCCGTACGCGCTCGGCGGCAACTTCGGTGCCACGTTCGACTGTTCGCAGTACATGTCGGGTATCGCTCGCGCCATCCTGGGCGAGACTCCCGCGCCGTGGTTCACCACGTTCGCGTTCGACGGCGACACCGCGCCGACCGGATTCGAGCGGGGGCTGACCGCACCGTTCATGATCGGTATTACTAACGTCGGTGTTGGTCACACTGCTGGTACCTTGAACGGGACGAACTACGAGGCGACGCCTCCGGCTGTTCGGTCCGGCCCGAGTGCTCGCGGTTACGATGACCCGATGTTCCAGGACTGGTACGGTTTCCGCCCCTCAATTGAAGCATCGGTTGGGGCAGTCACCGATCAGAACCATCTAGCGATCATCGACGCGGCCATGGCTGCCGCCGGTGTTCCTCCGCCCGACTCTGTTGCGGCGTGGGAAGCGGGCATGAACACGATCATCATTCGTGAGTCCAACTGGGACCCTAACGCCATCAACAACTACGACTCGAACGCAGCGGCCGGCATGCCCTCTCAGGGTCTTGCGCAGGTCATCCCGCCGACGTTCGCGGCGTACCACGTTGCTGGCACGTCGAACAACATTCTTGACCCGATTGCCAACGTGGCTGCGGCGATTAACTACATCGTCCACACCTACGGAAGCATCGGCAACGTCCAGCAGGCAAACCCGAACCTGCCGCCTAAGGGATATGCACACGGAACATGGGGTGCGCAGACCGGATGGCACAGGGTCGGCGAGGACGGGCCGGAATGGGTCAAGTTCCGTGGCGGCGAACAGGTGTTCCCGAACGGCATTCACCCGGGCGGCGGCGGCGAAACTCACGTCACCGTAGAGAACCACTTCCACGGTCCTGCGACCAAGGAAGCCATGCAGTACGCCGAGGGCACTTTCTCTGAGAACCTGCGGCGAGCGGTGCATGCCGGTGTCGGCAAGAAGAGGTAACGAAAGGGGTTGTGGCAATGAGTACGTATCGCAACGACTGTAACAGCGACTACCGTAACGAGGGTTGGGGCTTTGCCGGTTCCGGCGTAAGCAACTGCTACCAGGCGTGGTCTGCCAGCGGTGACGATACTAAGTATTGCTACAACCCCGCCTCAAAGGGGCGCGCGTGCGTCAAGTTCCCCGTTGACATCAGCAACAGCAACATCCCGAACGGGGCGACGATTCAGTCTGTCACGATCTTTGTTCGCGCGGCAAAGACCGACTCGTCGTCCCGTTCTCTGACCATCAA